ATATATCGGTGGAAACAGATCTGGCAAGTCACTTGGATCAACTATCGAAGCAATATGGTGGCTCACCCACACGCATCCATATCGCAAGACCCCGGAAGGGCCTATTAGGGGTAGGGTAGTCGCCGTTGACTTTCTAAACGGTGTAGACAAAATTATCTTGCCGCTCTACAAACAATGGCTACCAAAGTCATACCTTATTAATGGCAGCTGGGACCAGAGCTACTCTCGCGAGCGCCACGTGCTCACACTTAATAATGGCTCGTTTGTAGAGTTCATGTCCCAAGATCAGGATCTTGACAAGTTTGCAGGTTCATCCAGACACTTTGTCCACTTTGACGAGGAGTGCCCAAAGACTGTCTACCAAGAATGTATCGCTCGTTTGGTCGACACTAACGGAGTTTGGTGGATGAGCCAGACTCCAGTGCAGGGCATGGAGTGGATCTTCGATGACATCTATCAGCCAGCCAAGGAGGGTAAAAAGAAAATCGGCATCACAGAGGCGACCATGTATGATAATCCGACTCTGACAAAGGAAGCGATTGAAAGATTTACTGCTGAGCTTACTGAAGAAGAAAGAGACATTAGAACCCGAGGGCAGTATGTGCATCTTGGTGGGGCTGTCTTCCCAACCTTTTCGCCATCAACACATTGCCTCGAAAAAGGAACTTTTGTACCCACGTCTAGCCACAGGATCATCAGAACTATGGACTCTGGTTACACCAATCCAACGGTATGGCTGTGGCTTGCCGTGGATGAAGACGACAACGTCACAGTATTTAAAGAGCATTATGCCGCAAAGAAAACCGTCCAAGAGCACGCTGTAATAGTCAACCAAATTACAAAGGATCTTGAGCGGGACTACGGCATCAAGGTCTGGCTAACCACGGGCGACCCTGCAATCAAGCAAACCAAAGAGCACACGGGTACATCTATATTGCAGGAGTATCAGCGCCACGGTATTTACATTGCCGTCGATGCAATACCAAAAGATCGTCGCATCGGACTCGAGCGCATCAGGCAATACCTGAAGTACAACCCTCGCTCAAAGAGGCCACACCTTATGATCACGGACGACTGCCCTAACCTCATAGCTGAGCTCCCCAAGCTGCGCTGGAAGAAGTGGGCAAGCCCAAAGATCGCTGAGCAAAACAACAAGCACGAAGACATTCGGGATAAGGATAATCACGCTTACGACGCGCTGAAGTATGCCATGACCTTCCTAAATGATCTCAAACCTGATAATGTAGAAGAACAACAAAATACTAGACAATTTCACGAGACGTTCGGAGACGCGTTCCGGCCGGTGACACCACTTCAGGACATAGACGATTCTGATGATTGGGGTCCCGGCTGGAATGGCTCTAGCGGTGTCCGATCGCTGGAAGGATAATAATGGCGTTCAAACCACACTTTCGCACGTTCCCTAATGGTGCACCATACCCAGGAACCTGCATCAGGTGCGGAAACAATCGAGACCTAATTGAACTGGGCTACATCGCTCAGCACGACTATGGTGTGTACTACTGCAGACGCTGTGTTGGCGAGCTTGCAGTCAACCAAGGATTTATTACGTCTGAGAGCTACGCATCTCAGTACGCAACCATGAAAGAAGAAAACGACAAGCTTAAAGCCCAGATCGACGCTGGGCCAAAACTAATTGAGGAGTTCTCCCGTGACATCAGTAATATCGTCAGTAACTTTGTTGTTAGCCTTGCTAGCGTCGATGTTCCTAATCAGCCTGTTCAACCTGAAAGTTCTGAAGCCGACGCTGGAGAGCCTGCAGGAGAGTCTGGATCTAGCGCTAAAAGCGGAAAAGGAAAGAAGCAAGCTTCTGAGCCAAGCGCTGAATCTGCTGAGTAGCAAAGACCCAATCGCATATCAAATGGCCCAGGCTGCCACACCCGAACCAGCACAGTCTGGGGTGTATAATGGGCCGTACGTAACAGGCGAAGAGTATCAGGAGCTTTTGAACGCGGAAAAGCGCATGGCTGAGCTCTGGAAAAATATTGAGGAAGGCTCCGAGATCTAGTGGCTGAAGAAGAAGTAGTCATCGAGGCAGTAGACCTGTCAATTTACGAGCAGCAGCCCAAACCTTCTGATCAGGCTGAGCTTGTAGATGACGATGCTCTAAACAAGTTTAAGAAGAAGAAAGAAGCCGACGAGCTAGTCGCTTGGGTTAAGTCTGAGTACCAGAAGTGCAAGACCGCCCGCAAGCTCGAAGAGAACGACTGGTACATCCAGCTCGCTTTCTACAACGGCTACCAGTACCACGACTGGCGCTCTGTCAACGGCAGGCAGATCCTGCAAGAAGAGCCAAACCCAGCTTCGCTACCTCGCATCACCGTCAACCGCATCGAGCCCATCGTGCGCACGGAGATTGCAAAGACCACTTCCGGCCAGCCATCTGCATCGGTTGTCCCAGCCTCCAACGACGAGGACGACTTGCTAGCTGCAAACGCTGCCGAGCAGGTTTGGCAGTACATGTACGACAAGAACAAGTTCCAGACTGAGGTTCTTCAGAAGGCAGAGTTCTGGCGTGCAATCTGCGGTAACGGATTTATCAAGACCCTCTGGGACCCAACGGTCGAGATCAAAGAGCCTATTGCTGAGATTGATCCGTTGACAATGGAAAAGAAAGTTGTACAAAACGTATCTGGCAAGGGCGACGTAAAGTACGAAGCCGTTTCTCCGTTCCACCTCTTTGTGTCAGATCTTGCTCAGGAAGACATCGAGCAGCAGCCATACATATTTAATGTATATACAAAGAGCGTCGAGTGGGTAAAGTCCAACTTTGCCAATGTGCTGCCAAAGGACTTTGAGCCAAGCAAGGTAACTGCAGCTGAGATTGAAGAAGCTGCTCTCATGGACATTCGTGGCGTTGACAACGTACGCCCAGACAGCGCACTTGTCATCGAGGCTTGGATCAAGCCAGGCGCAACTCGTAAGCTTCCTAAGGGTGGCCTTGTCACAATCATCGACAGTGAAATTGTCCAGATGGCAGACGCTGGCATTCCTTACTCTCACGGCGAGTACCCATTCGCACACCTGCACGGTATTCAGACTGGTAAGTTCTACCGCCGCTCTGTAATCAAGGGCCTAATCCCGCTACAGCGCGAATACAACAGAACTCGCTCACAGATCATCCACGCTAAGAACCTGATGGCCAAGCCACAGATGATGTTCCAGGATGGCTCTGTTGACCCACGCAAGATTACAGCTAGGGCAGGTATCTGGATTCCAGTTCGCCCAGGCTTCCAGTTCCCAACTCCTGTACCCATTCAGCCGTTGCCAAGCTACGTGCTGCAAGAAGTCCAGCAGCTTGCATCTGACTTTGAAGACATCTCAGGTCAGCACCAGATTTCAAAGGGTGACGCAGCTCCTGGAGTTACGGCAGCTACAGCGCTCGCTTACCTTGGTGAGCGTGATGACGCATACCTGACCACAATCTTTAACAGCATTGAGGCCGGTATCGAAAAGGTTGCTCGCCAGTCGCTCAGCCTGTTCGTTCAGTACGTCCAGACCGAGCGCTTAATTAAGACTGTCGGTAATGACGGATCTTACGACGCTATGATGCTGACTGGTTCAGACGTCGCATCTGGCACAGACATTCGCATCGAGTCCGGATCTGCACTCCCAACCAGCAAGGCAGCTCGCCAGTCGCTGATCACAGAGTGGATGAAGATGGGCTTTATCTCGCCAAACGACGGTCTACGAGTCCTCGAGATGGGCATGCTCAAGCAGTACTACAACCTCATCAAGATCGACGAGAATGCTGCTCAGCGAGAGAACCTAACCATGAAGCGTCTGGACGAAGAGCAGGTCATGCAGGCAAGCATGGAGTTCCAGAACAAGGTCCAAATGGGAGACCCAAGCACAATGACCCAAGACCCAATGACTGGCGAAATGGTTCCAATTGCCCAGCCTCCTATTGTGCCTGTAAACGACTGGGACAACCACGCTGTTCACGTCGAGGTCCACAACCGCTTCCGCAAATCTCAAACATTCGAGCTTTTGCCAGAACCGGTTAAGGAAGAGTTCCAGCGCCACATTGCACTTCACCAGCAAGCCTTACAGGCTCAGATGATGCAGCAAATGGCAATGGGAATGGTTCCCGATCAGGGAGCTTCGGGTGCTCCGCAGGACACCCCCGAGCAGTCAGGAATGACGGCAGAACAACTAGGATAGAAAGAGACGGAATATGTCTGAAGAAACACTGGAAGCCCCAGAGGCTCCCGATACTCTGGAAGCCCCAGAAACTGAGGCATCCGCCGAGGCTACCCCAGCTGAGTCGGGGCTCTCTGCTGAGGAGGCACCTAAGTCACACCCAGCTCACGAGAAGCTACTAGCCGAGCTGCCAGAAGCTTGGCACGCTAAGGTTACTCCCCACCTGCAGGAGTTTGACCGCAATGTCCAGCAGCAGCTTGAGAAGTTTAGCCCTTACAAGCAGTTTGTAGAGGACGGCGTTGACCCTAGCTACATTGTGCAGTCTATGCAGCTTGCTAAAGCAATTTCAGAAGATCCAATCACGGTACACACAAATCTCACCCAGGCTCTAATGCAGCAAGGTCTTCTTAAAGAAGATGCACAAAAAGCAGCCAGTGAGATCATGGACGAAGCTACCGACGAAATGGACTCAGATACCGAGCTGGACCCACGGCTAAAAGCAGAGCTTGATCGTCGTGATGTTGAGCTTAACGAAATCAAAGAGCAGCTTTCTGCACAAGAGTTTGAGAAGGCAACTCAGAACGAGCTCGAGAAGCTAAATAAAGAGTTCACTGATCTCAAGGGATCTTATGAAATTAGCGACAAGCAAGAGCAGGCAATTCTTGAGTTTCTTGACGCTGCTGCTGCTCGCGGCGAGGACCTCACAGTTTTCCAGGCAGCAAAGCGCCTTGTCGATGTAACTGGTGTTGGCTTTAAGAAGAAGGGGGCTTCGCTGTCTTCTCCTTCTGAGGCACCTACCGTGCTTGGCGGATCTGGCGGAAACGGCGTACCTTTTGAGGGCGTAGAGATCCCTACGGACGCTAAGGCTAAGAAGGAAATGCTTGCCCAGATGTTTAAGAATCAACTAGCAAACAACTAAATAAAGAAAATCCCCCGCAAGCCTCCAGCCAGAGCATGCGGGGGATTTCTTATTTTCGTGTTAGAATTGGGCTGTCTATGTACAGCCGCGGGTTGCGGTCAGGGCGAATGACTATCTAATCAATTCATTTCTTTTTAGGAGTATATCCACATGGCAGGACAGTCCATTCTGACGTTTGCGTCAGAGGCTATCAAGCTGGTTTACGGAGACCTTCACGAGCAGCTCTACAACAAGACCCCTGCTCTTCAGTTGATTGAGTCTTCGTCGGCTAACATCACCCGCAATGGTAAGGAAGTTATCTTCGACACGCACATCGGCCGTAACCACGGCGTCGGTGCTCGTAACGTTCGCGAGAAGCTACCTACCGCTGGTGCACAGAAGTACAAGCAGGCTCACCTATACCTCACCAACCTTTACGGTGCAATCGAGGTAGACGGTCAGCTATTCGAGCAGGCCGCTGAGGACTACCAGGCTTTCATCAACGTTGTTGACATGGAAATCACTGGTCTAAAGCGTGACCTTGCAGTCGACCTAAACCGTCAGGTTTACGGTGACGGAACCGGTACCATTGGTGTCGTTGCTTCCGTATCCGGACAGGACATTACCGTCGACTCCACCCACTACTTCCAGGTAGGTATGGTTCTTACTGGTGTTGACCCATCAACTGGTGCAGTTGCTGACTCGGGTAACGAGCTCGAGGTAACCGCTATTGATGAGTCAACCGAGACCATCACCGTAACTGGTACTATCTCCGCACTCGCTGCTAACGACCTGCTGGTCCGTGCATCAAACACGACCAACAGCTACGGCAAGGAGTGGACTGGTCTGGGCGCAATCGTTGACGACACCTCTGTCCTCCACGAGATCGACCCAGCCGCCTACCCAACTTGGAAGTCAACCGTTGAGGCCCTTGGTTCCGCAGGAAGTCCAGGAACCCTCACCGAGCTTGACCTAATCAACCTCGTACAGAAGGTTGACAAGCAGGGTGGTGACGTAGACGTCATGCTAGCAAGCCCAGGTGTGTACAACGCATACTGGAACCTACTGCAGGGCTTCCGTCAGTTCACCAACAGTGCAACTCTGACCGGTGGTCAGCGTTCCTTCACCTTTGAGGCTCTCGGCAAGCCAATCCGCTTCGTATCTGACTACGCTGCCCCTAAGGGCACCCTCTACGCTCTATCGAGCAAGGAGATCGTCGTCAACCGCAAGCGCGACTGGTCTTGGATGGACCGCGACGGATCAATGTGGTCCCGCGTTTCCGACACCGACGCCTACGAGGCTCGCTACTTCCAGTACAGCCAGCTGGGTACCTACCGCCGTAACGCACACGCGGTACTATCCAACATCGCTGAGCTCTAATAGCGAAATAACGCCCGGTGGCGCAGGTCCCGTCTCGCCTGCGCTACCGGGTTTTTTCATTAGGATAAGAACATGATTGAATTTGACAAAATTGACGGCCTGTACACCGACTTCCAGCGCCGAATCGCATCGGTTATCCGCGACATTTTCCCAACTGTTAGGCTTATTCGCCTAGACAGCTTGCACCCAAGCTTTACCCCAGAGCGCCCATATGCGCTGATAGATGAGCCACACCTGCTGCCGTCTTACGTGATCCGTACGCTAAAAGAGTCTGAAATAGATGAGCGTCTAATTGCTTTCTTGGTTGAAAACAACCTTGCCGACTCTAACTCAAAGGTAAACCGCCTTGACATCTTGGCGCACGCCCAAAAAGCGGTTCAGGCTAAAGCTGAGGTAGAATGGATGGAGGAGCGTAAGGACATCATGAAGTCGATCATGAAGTCCAAGAAGCACGAATACCGTCACGACGGAAAGGTCCTGAAAAGATAAATGCCAGCTGAGACCTATACTTACACAACCTTTGATGTGTACGAGCGAGTTCGTACACTGTTTGGTGACACCTCTGGTGCCCAGATTACCGACGAAATGGTTACCCGTTGGATTAACGACGGCCAGCAAGAGATCGTCAACAACAACGCAATCCTTAAGGACACTAGGTACACAAACATTGTTGCCAATCAGTCTGAGTACACATTTCCAAACGACAAGGTTCAGTACATTGAGGCAGTCTACGTAGACAACAAGCCAGTCAGGGGAATGACTGGTCAGGCTTACCGTGAGTACATTTTGCAGGACGATCCAGACAGGACAGCCACTGCCGATCGCCCAGACATCTGGTACGAGCGCAACGGCGTTATTACTTTCTACCCAACGCCTGCAAAAGACTACACAAACGGCCTAAAGCTAGAGTTCGTAAAGCAGCCTGACAAAGTTACCTACATTTCGACTTCACAGTTCTTGAGCGTCCCGGATCGC